AGGATTTCAAGCGCGTGATCGATGTGATTAAAACTCTATACACAGAGGAAGTTGACTACGATTTGATGGTGGATTCAACCGAACAATTTTGTAAAGACAAGGCGGTATATAATGCAATTATCGAAGGCATACAAATCATTGACGGGAAATCTAAAGATGCAGATGTATCTGCAATTCCGAGCATTCTCTCAGATGCCCTGGCTGTGGGTTTTGATAATCATGTGGGCCATGATTATGTCGATGATGCTGAGTCAAGATTTGATTATTACCATAGAACAGAAACCAGAATTCCCTTCGATCTCGACTATTTCAATCGAATCACCAAAGGTGGACTTCCCCCCAAAACCCTAAACATTGCCCTCGCTGGAACTGGTGTGGGTAAATCGCTGTTCATGTGTCATATGGCAGCTAACTGTCTAAGTCAGGGACGTAACGTCCTGTATATCACACTGGAGATGGCAGAAGAACGAATCGCTGAACGCATCGATGCAAATCTGATGAACGTCACGATAGATGATTTGCATACACTGCCCAAGGCCATGTTTGACACAAAAATTGACAACATCAAGAAATCTACGTCAGGTCAGCTGATCATTAAGGAATATCCTACGGCATCGGCACATTGTGCTCATTTTCGTGGACTGATCAAGGAACTGGCAATCAAGAAAAGTTTTCGCCCTGAGATAATATTCATAGACTATCTGAACATTTGTGCGTCAACACGATTCAAAGGAGCATCAAATGTCAACAGTTACACTATGGTTAAATCAATTGCTGAGGAACTTAGGGGACTCGCAGTTGAAACAAACGTCCCGATTATGTCGGCTACACAGACAACTAGAACAGGCTTCGTATCCTCTGATGTGGGCCTTGAGGATACAGCGGAGAGTTTCGGTCTACCGGCTACGGCTGACTTCATGTTTGCGCTCCTTACTAATGAAGAACTTGATGACCTAAATCAGATATGCGTGAAACAACTCAAGAATCGATTCAATGATCCAAACGTCAACAAACGATTTGTGCTGGGTCTGGATCGTGCAAAAATGAAACTGTATGACGTAAAACAGGAAGAACAGGAAGATTTGGTAGACGCCAATCAATCAGATTTTGCAGAGCCAGTATTTGATAAATCAGACTTTGGAGAAGGGTGGAAAGTTTGAATTACGTAAAAAAAGGAGATCGTGTTTGGACGCCTGAGTTTGTTGCTGAGGATTTAGTAAATCATTTTAATCCTACTGGCACTGTATTAGAACCTTGTTATGGCACAGGCAACATACACAAGTTCTTACCAGAGGGCTCAGACTTTTGTGAGATAGAGATGGGTAAAGATTTTTACCAGTATGAGAAAAGAGTGGATTGGATTCTTACCAACCCGCCTTATTCACACTTCTCTAAATTTATCAAGTACGGTATGTCCATAAGTGAGAACAGTGTATGGTTACTGCCAACTTGGAAAATCTTTTCGGGGTTTGGGCTTCTTAAAGAAATTAGAAAACATGGTGGAATCAAAGAGATTCGACATTACGGAACTGGAACAAAGTTAGGGTGGGCGCCTTTGGCAAATGCCATTGGTGCTATTCACATCCAAAAAAACTATAAAGGGGATATTCGTAACAGTTGGTATGAGCCTCATTTTGGAGAAGGATAAAATTATGAAAATAGATTATGCGTTCTGGTATAGTGAATTTAAGTGGAAAATGTATGATGCCGCCACTATATTATTTGATGACAGCAAGAATGATCTAAGGGCCCTGCCCAAGACAGTGCGACTACAGTTGCTTATGTCTTTGAGCATTGTATGGTCTACGGTGTTCTCTATATGGGTATTTGAGACAATCGTTGCAGTATCCTATGGCTGGGGTGGTTTGGTGATAGGACATTTGCTTGCAATTATCGCTGTGTACTACACATTTAGTTCATTCAAGAATGTCAAAGAAAAAAGTCGTAAGTTTGGCGTCACTGTCAATTCTTATGATGAGTGCTATGACTATCTGGAGAAAAAAGAATGAATTATGTGAAAATGTATGATGATGTTGCACCAAGGGCGTGGTGCGAGGCCCAGATAGACTTATTTGAGGACGATACCGAACAGCAACAGGAACAGGATTGTGGAAACGGGAAAACTCTCACACAAATCAACATGCTGCATAGTAAGGATACACGCTGGCGCACAAACGCCAACGAGCTGGTGAATTACATCATGACCACGGTAGAACAATACAAAAAAGATGTGGGCATAGAGAGTTTTCAATGGCCTATAGCTATGGGATTCGAACCACCAAAGGTAAAAAGGTATATGCCTGGCGTTAATGAATCATTTCCTGCCCATGTAGACGTACTGGATAAATCCACAATGAATCGCTTTCTTGTGTGTTTTCTCTATCTCAATACAGTGGAAGTCGGAGGAGAAACGGAAGTTTCTGGAACACCAGAACTATTTTCATCAGAGAAATTCGCCGCCAAACAAGGCTCCATGCTGCTCTTTCCCCCTATGTGGACACACCCACATATCGGACATTCGCCTGTGTCAGGCCCTAAGTATATAATAGGAGGATATTTAACCTATGCTTGAAATTATTGAATCACAAATACCACTACATTATCTGGATATGATGAAATACACCGCCATGAATACGGATGCCTGGCATATGCGATATCCACAGAATGCTGAACCAAAGCATTTGAAAATGGATATCATCGATGGAAAGCCGCATCAGCCTCTACTGGCTGGAATGGCAATGGGACTACTCATATTCCTCTATGACAAGCGCAGTGATCTATTCACACCAGAGGTCACATATTGCGGTATCTCTATCAAGGATCGACATAGACTAGACAATCCACACACAGATCATGATAAAGACCTCGGCCACATCAAGATTTTCGGACTCCTCAACAGTGATTGGGGTAGTATGGACGGCGGCCTGTTCTTTCATGGTGATGAAGCAATCCCTATGGTGCCAGGTACATTCGTAGTGTTTGATCCACGTATAACACATAGTGCCAGTGAGATAACCACAGACAAGCAGAGATTGGGACTAGATTTCACAGTACCAAAGAAACTCTTAGACCATTGATCATGCTTTCACAGCTTCGCCGTACAAGTAAGCAGATAAGAGAAGATTCGCCCTGTATAGGCACATGTACACTGAATGAGAATGATGTATGTGTGGGCTGTGGTAGGCATATAGATGAAATCATAAAAAGAGGTATCGATGAGAACTATAATACCACAGACTGATAATACGACATATGCCTGGTGCGGAGAGTATTTTATATCATTATCCACGTGGCAAGAGAAGTTCCCAGTAGAAATGCTGTGTGTTTTACACTATGCGGAAAGAATCTCTGATATATTCCTGTAATAGAGAGAAAACAGGGATTCATTAAAAAGGTTAAAATAAACATAGCGGCGTGTGCTTTAAAGTTCCCCAAGCATCGCCGCTTTTTCCCCACATTCTCAGAAAATATCACGAAAGGGCCTTGACAATACCCCCAGAAACCCCTATATTAGGCTATGCTGGGTATGCCACAGTAGCTTTAAAGCCCTGCGAGGGGCCAGATTATTGGAATTATATTCAGAATAGTGCTTGACAATGCCTGCTCCATATGGTATTGTTAGATATACTGGAGAGATTAAGGAGGTTGGCCGCTGTTAAAGTTCCCAAGAACGGGTGGCGGGATACAAGTTCTCTCCCTTTTATGGAAGGACTGGCTGTGTTAATGTTCTGAATTCCAACATAAGAACAGCGGTGGTTGGACATCGTAGCGGAGGGCGTTCGAATCCCCTCCCCTTTCACATACCCCCCCCTCTGCTCGGCTTAAGGGGGGTTAAAAACTGGGCCGGGTTTCGTAATCTATAAATGCAATAAGGTGTCTTCATGAAATTTCTACCAAACAAAAGAGTTATTACTAAGTGGGCCTTCTGGACGTATATTGCGTGGAGCGTCATCGCTGATATGATCATCCTATCGGGAGTGATCTATTGGTTTTTCTTCAAATAGGGCTTGACATGGGCGACAAAATAGTGTAGTATTGGATATGAGTGAAAATTTGAAAGAACATGAGAATATCGCAAAGACTTCTACCCCTCTGAAGCATCACCATCCTCTTGTATGGTATGTTAAGTGGATATCGTCTATTGTGTTGATTTTCGCTATGATTGCCACTACGAATGACCTGTATCCTATGAATATGATTTTACAGTGTATTGGAGTGGCTGGTTGGTTGTGGGTGTCTATCGTCTGGAATGACAGGGCACTCATTGTTGTAAATGCGGTGGCTGTTGCCATCATGTGTAATGGAATACTAATATGGATAATGACCTTGATCTAACTGTGGAGATTGTCTCTGCATATGTTTATAGAAATTCACTGAGGCACGATCTTGTACCAGAGTTTATGGACTTGATCTTTAACAAGGTGAGTGAGTTACGGGCAAAGGCCCCTACCCCCGAAACCTCAGCGGACTCTGCTGACTTAACGGGTACTAAAGAATTATTAACTGAAACTGAAACTTATATGTTCGGAGTGAGAAGTGATGATGAAATTTAATATCGGTGATATGGTGGAGTTCAAGACAGAGTATGACTCTACCAAGTCAGGTAAGATCGTTAACGTGACTTCAGAAATGGACTCGTATGATGAGATGCGTCTTAATGATGGTGTTGCGTTGTATTGGTCAAAGAAGATGAAGAAGTGGACTCCCGTAAAAGAGAAGAACCGTGACACTGTTTTTCTTGAGGTGGAACTTCTGAGGGGCGGCTACAACTTCATATATATGGAAGAGGTAGTAAGTTATGAGTCTATTAAGTGAGTTAGCGGCGAATGTCGCACCCCAGCCGAAAAAAACGGCGAAACCCTGGCCGAGTTTTCTGACTTCCTTTCCCGTAAAGGTCAAAGAAGTTGCAGACCCCACCAACGGCGGAGTTCTCAACGAGTACATAGAGAAGGCCATACGAGAGGCTGGAGATAAGTACGAGAACCGTACCGAAGCGAAGTGTCTGATGACTCGCTGGGATATGCATGACCATTATGAGAGTTTTCGATTAATCGGTGAAGCGGCTATGGGGTTTGCGTCTATGGTTCCTCTTGCGAAGAGGACGACTCCCGAAGGAGAGCCCGAAACAGTGGCACTATCCATCACGGAATCGTGGGGCCTGATCTACGGAAAAGGCAACTCCTGTAACTCGCATACCCACTGGCCCTCGTTATGGTCTTATACCTATTGTGTAAGAGGGGATGAACGTCACCCCCCACTGGTGTTTCCTCATATGGTGGAGAGAAGTTCTCTTTCCAACGGTATCGATGACGGGGTTGTGGAGTCTGAAGACATGGCGGTGTTTCCTAAGACAGGGCAGTTGATACTCTGGCCTGCATGGTTGCATCACTACGTTCCAGAACAGGTAGTGGACGATGACCGCATCATGATTGCAGGCAATCTGGATCGAGCAGACCTATGAACTCGAAAACCTTTGTAATGAGTTTCGAAAACGCACTATCGGACATGGTATGTGACTCTCTGGTGGAGTGGCATCGTTGTGATGATGCAGCCAGAACTGTCGAAGCGACAAGAGAGAGTCGTAGGGATGAGCAGAAGTGGTTGCCAGAGGACAGTGCGCTGTGGATTCCTCTACAGAACGCAAAGAGAAGCATGCTGGAAGTCTATACGGAGCGTTTCCCCTATGTCAATCGTGGGCGGAAACGACTACGTATGCCAGAAAACAAGATACAACGGACTGATCCCTTTGGTGGTGGGTTTCATAACTTTCATAGTGAGGTGTCTCATTGGGAGAACTGTGCAAGAGCTCTGGTGTGGACGATATACCTCAATGACATGCCCGAAGGACAGGGCGAGACAGAGTTTCTATACGATGACATACGAGTGGCCCCGAAAAAAGGTCTAGGTGTCATTTGGCCTGCGGCGTGGATGTTTCAGCATCGTGGAAATCCCGTTCATTCGGCTTCAAAATACATTGCCACAGGGTGGTATTGGTATCCAGAGGAGAAGGGTTACTATGAGTCTGAAAAATCTAGCAACAAGTCTAAGTCCTGATCGTGGTGATATGACAAGACCACGGTGGGGAACAACGAACAAGGAGCTTCGGAACCATCCTGACGGAGTTGAGTTCTCGACACGGCATCCAGTGTGTGTTACTAACATCGGCCACTTTGATGTGAAGGAAATCATTCTGAAATCGGGTGATGAGCAGATGAGGCGTACCAATGTCAAGGCCCAGATGACGCAATGGTTCATGCACAAACAGGATTTGACGTTTGCGAAGATCGCTGACCTTGCGGTAGACTTTGCCAAGGAACAATCTCCGTACAGCGTGGGGTTAGAACCGTTTGACTGCTGGGGATCGATCTCTCGTAAAGGAGACTTCACCAAGAGTCATGACCACTGGCCACATCCTTGGTCTTGGGTCTACTATGCTGAGGTGTCAGACAGCTGTAGTCCTTTGCGATTTGATGACTCACCAAATGGTTTTCGATTCAAACCTGATCGTGGAGATTTGATCCTGTTTCCTGGCTGGTTATATCACAGTGTCGAGACACAACATACTGATTTTGAACGAGTGATCGTTGCTGGGAACCTTAAACTTACTAAATAAACTCTACCATGAAGAAATACCGTATTATTACGAAAGAGATTCTGGTTGAAGACCTCTGCGACCAAGATGAGGCGCAGACCATTGTGCAAATGTATGCTGATCAAGGTGTTAAAACCGAGTATGAGACTTACAATGTCATAACAGCAGAAGCTAAACGAATGGGGCGTGATCCTGACTTGCACTAATCCTTATAAATAGAAACATAAGGATTGGAGTTGTGTAATGCATATGGGACTTGACGGTTTCGTTTGGTTTGTCGGCGTAGTTGAAGATAGAAATGATCCAGATCAACTAGGAAGAGTGCGAGTTCGGTGCTTGGGTTTTCATACACCCAATCTTACCGCACTTCCCACGAGCGATCTACCGTGGGCCCACGTTATGCACCCCACCACTGATCCTGCCATGCACGGTATGGGCAACAGCCCTTCGTTTCTGGTGGAAGGAACTTGGGTTGTGGGGTTCTTTCGTGACTCAAAAGAGAAACAACAACCAACGATTATAGGAACCCTGCCGGGTATTCCTAAAAATCCCGCTGACCACACCAAGGGGTTCAATGACCCTCGACACAAGGAGTCAACACAAGTTGACGATATGGAGATCGCTGTTTATGCAGCGGGTGGACTCAATCCAGAAGAATATTCTGAATACGGGCCCTATCCTCTAGGTGGGCTGAAGGATACTAAAGACGAAAAGAAGGGCCGTTTCAGTCGTTTCTCTGGTCATACCAAAGGAGAGTCAGACACGAGTCGTCTAGGTAGAGGGGTTGCAGCGGAAGATCATGGTGCGGTGGTTCGCCGTAGGAAACTTAGACGCACCAAAGTTATTACGGCTGCAAAGCCAAATCTGAAGTCCGTATCGGATGATCTCAAGGTTGATGATAAGCCTCCCACATGGGATGAACCTCACCCCAGAGGCCTTAAAAAAGATGCCGACCCCTATACTTCAGGCAAATACCCCTATAATCACACATTTGAGTCTGAGTCAGGTCATCTCTTGGAGATTGATGACACTCCTGGCGGAGAAAGACTACATCGTGAACATATGTCTGGCACGTTTGAAGAGATACATCCTGACGGCACTAAGGTTGTCAAGGTGGTTGGTAGTAACTATGAGATTATTGCCGGCAGCTCTAATGTCATAATCACAGGTGATGTGAACCTCACGATAGAAGGAACCAAAAGAGAGTTGGTGAAGGGTGACTATATACAGGAGATCGAAGGTAGTCACATTCAACGAATACATAAGAACCAGCAGATTAAGGTTGGCACAGGCAAGTCTGGCGGAAACCGTGAGGAAGAGATACGAGGAAATCATGCATACAACATTAAGAACAATGTCAAGGGTTATGTCGGTGAGGATGTGGATACACTGATAGAAAAGAACGAGAGTCGCACAATCAACGGATATTTTGATGGGTCTATCGTTGGTAATTATACCGTTACCTCACTGGCTGATGTGAAGATGAGTGCAAAAACGAATATGGCCCTTACTACTGTATCGGGCATCATATCGATCAAGTCTGGTAATCAGTTGAATATGAAGTCCGCTTCCGCTATGACATTGAAAACGGAAACATCATTAACAACACTTGTGTCAACGTATTGGGTAGGAACCGTTGGTACGTCTTGGACACACACATCAACTGGTATCACTACACTTAATGGTAGTCAGATACAATTGAACCCAAGTTAAGGAGATAATATGTCGATTGCGGTACATAGACACGGAGATGCAAGAGCTTGTGGAGCTACAACAATTGTTAGTGGTCAATCCACAGTGTTCGCAAATAGCAAACTTATCGCTGTTAACGGCGACCCCAATACTCATGGTGCTGGTAATCTAGTGGCAGGATCAAATAATGTTTTTATAAACAGCATAGCGGTAGTCAACCACAGCGCTGATGGTTCTGCTGCGGATAATCTTTGTCCTTCTGCTGGTGGTACACATTGTGCTCCAGTAACCGCAGCCGGTTCACCAGACGTATTTGTAGGAGATTAGAATGGTAGATTTTGCAGCTCCTAATCTCTGTGGTGCAAGTCCCGACTTTAACAAACTGATGAGTCAGTTTGATAAAATCAAATCTGAAATTCTTAGTGGACTAGAAGTAGATGCGTCTACATTAGCAAACACACTTAATACAGATTTGACGCAACTTGAAACAGACTTGAGGGCTATGGTTCCTTCACTACCAACTTTGCCTGCTGTAAACTTTCAGGCCGAGGTTGCTAGTCTTGCAACTTTACCAACTGGTAGTGTCGCATACATAAACAAACTAGGATCACTCACAACACAGTTTGGTTCATCACTCCCAGATATTAATGGTGCGATAAATTCCGCTATAGCTGCTGTTACCGCTGGTGGGGATGTGTGTGGTGCTTTACCAAATCTAGAACTTCCTAGTGGTGCGACAGAAGCGGTGGAGAAAGCAAAGAATAGTTTACAGGCTACCGCAGCTGCATTGGAAGAACAAGCACAGAGTTTCAGTGATGATACGTCCGAGGATGATGATACGGCTATTTACGGAGATGCATCTGCAAGGAAGACGTTGGAAGATACGAAGAAAGCAGCAGAAGAAGCAATTGCGACACAGAAAAAAAACTTCCTGGCCAAACGAGATGCACTAAGGAAAAAACGAGAAGAGAGACGAGCGGCATATAGAGCTCGAAGAGCTGCCTCACCCGGCGGCACTACGTTTGATGTTTGACGTAGGACTATAGGAGATATATCATGGGTAAGAAGAAATCACGAGCAAGTCAGACCTCTAAGGGCATTGGGAGCAATGTTGGAAGTTGGGTACGCAAGGCAACAAAGAGGGATGTATCCACTCTAACCAAGTTACGTAGGAAACAGGAGGCCTTCAACAAGGGAAAGAAGGTCATGATTACCATCCCCAATCCAAATAAGAGTGAGACAAATAAACCCTTCATTCGTGTTGAGGCAAAAGAAGTTTGGCGCAAATCTATGCCATATCAAATGAAGTATTCTTCTGATGGCTAGTATAAATACTTTGTAAGGGAGTGTAACATGCCGGATATAGAACAAACAGGCGCTTGGCGTAACCCAGCTGGTCAGATAGATGCTGAGGGTACGAACAACAAAAGAAGTGTTCGTAGATACACTGATCTTGATTTGTTCTTTGCAACGAACAATCGATCTAAGGATATCAATATCCTATCAGACATTCAGGCAGTCAAGAGGTCGGTTCGTAATTTGATATTGTTGAATCAGTATGAAAAACCGTTTCGACCAGAGATATACTCTGGTATTCGAGACATGTTGTTCGAACCGATGACTCCACTAACAGCCACTATCCTTTCAAAGAAGGTAGAGGATGTTATTGAAAATTTTGAACCACGGGCCAGACTTATGGGTGTGCGGGCCACTCCTGACCTAGATCGTAATGCATATAATATTGCTATAGAGTTTTATGTTATAAACATACCAACTGAATTGGTAGACTTAACGATAATGTTAGAGAGATTACGATAATGGCAAACAGTCAAAAACTTCAAGTAACAGAACTTGACTTCGATGGTATCAAGGAGAACCTAAAGACATTCCTTAGAGATCAATCTGAATTTAAAGATTATGACTTTGAGGGCTCTGGTA